TGAAGATGCCGGTCTCCGGGCGTGGAATGCTGACGATGCGTTCTATGTGGCACAGGGTTTTGAGTCCACGCCGCTGCTCAAATCGGAGCCGCTTATGAAGATCCTCACCGACACATACCAGCGTACCAACGGTGAGATACATAACTTCACTCGGACAACCGCCAACCACAGCCAGCAGCACTTCATGAATGTGTGCGACAAAGCTCACCTAAAGGTGGTCACCGGCGCTCAATCCTATACCGAAGCGGTTAAGGAAGCGGTGGACGAGCTGATTGAAACGCAGGCGAAGGTAAAGTATCCCTCTGGGCATACAGACACCATAGAGACTGCGGTATTAAGGTGCGTTAGAACCGGCACAGCGCAAGCGTCTGGCAATATGTCCATAGAGGGTATGGTGGAGAGAGACTGGGACATTATCCTTGTTTCTGCCCATCTGGGAGCCCGATACGGCGACAATGGAGAGAACCCCAGCAACCACTTTTGGTGGCAGGGCAAACTGTACAGCCGCACGGGTAAGACCCCGGAACTCCCGGACTTCTATAAATGTACCGGCTACGGTACCGGCGAGGGTCTTTGTGGGTGGAACTGCAGACACAGTTTCGGCCCCGGTACCCTCGGTCATAATCCTTACAAGGAATTTGATGCCGAGGAAAACAAGAGGGTATACGATCTGTCCCAAGAGCAGAGGGCGAAAGAACGCAGCATCCGCAAGACCAAGACCGCTATCCTTGGATACCGAACAGCCATCGACAACTGCGCTGACCCGGAGACGAAGAAGGTGCTCCAGGCAGAGTATGACAGCGCCGCTGCTTCGCTGTCCCGGCAGAACGCCGCCTATAAGAAGTTCTGCGAGGATAACGAACTCAAGCGGTACGATGACCGCCTGCGCGCCGCCAAGTGGAACAGAAGCGAAGCGGCAAAAGCCGCCGCTGCCGCAAGGCGTGTAGCCAAACAATCTACATGAGGGTTGCCCTTCGGGGCAGCCCCTTTTTTATGCCCTCGTGGTTCAGCCGGTTCGACTCCGGCAAGGGTACAACACTGGACTACCGGCGGTCCTAACAAAGTCGGAACGATGGTCACGGCAACGACCTAAAAAGCCTAATCGTTACAGGAGGTAAATCCACATGAAAACCGCAGAACTCACCGCAATCGGTCTGACCGAAGAACAGGCCACCCAGGTACTTGCTATGAACGGCAAGGACATCGAAAGCGCCAAGGCAGCAAAGGACAAGGTCATTGCTGATCTCACTGGCGAGAGAGATGACTACAAGGCCCGCCTTGAAACGGCCGAGACCACGCTGAAGGGCTTCGAGGGCATCGACCCCGAGAAGATCCAGCAGGAAATCCAGTCCTATAGACAGAAGGCTGAGGACGCAGAAAAGGACTTTGCCAAGAAGCTCCTGAAGCGTGACCAGTCCGACTGGCTCAAAGGCAAGATGGACGAATACGGCGTTGCTTCCCCCTACGCCAGAGCGCAGCTGATCGCCGAGATCACCGACGAGACCAGCGGCCTCAAGTGGAAGGACGGTGCATTCATGGGTCTGGATGACTACATGAAGTCCGCCAAGGAAAAGGATGCAAACCTGTATCAGACCGCCGAAGAAAAGGCTGCGGCTGAGAAGGCTGCGGCCGAAGCTGCCAAGGCACCCAAGTTTACTGCACCCGGTGGCAATCCCAAGCCCGAGGGTGGTAAGTTTGTGCCGCCCAAAATTTTCTAAACCGAAAGGAAGGTTAATCCATGGCAAGAATTGAATCTCTGAATATGCTGACCACCGAAGATGGTAAGGCATATCTGGCCGAACTGTATGGCACTACCATCGAGGGCGTTATGAAGTCCCTCGTTTCCGCTGGCATGAAGAACACCGAACTGTCCGGCAACCCCGCTGCCGGTACCGTTGAGGCCAAGCGTTTCGCAAACGCTACCCCCCAGGACTACGGCACCGCCCGTAAGGCCGGCAAGGGCAACGCTGTTAAGGCTGCTACCGTCACCGTGGCTATCGACAAGGACAAGGAAATTGTCGAGGAGCTGGAGGAAAAGGACATCAGCCTGTACGGTGTTGAAGGTGTTCTGGACAAGCGTGCCAAGAACCATGTTATCCGCATGGCCTCTGCACTGGATACCGAGTTTTTCCAGGTTGCCGCCGATGCTGCTGTTGAGGTCGAAGTTGATCTCGCTACCGCTGCCATCGAGGATATTCTGGAGACCGTCATCCAGGAGTGTGAGAACACCCAGAACGAGTTCGTGGACGGTGTTCCCCGTGAGTTCATGCATCTGACTCTGAACACCGGCTACTACGGCAAGATCCGTAACAACCTGGACAAGCAGACCCGTTCCAATGTGGACACTGCTGCTGAGGAGTTCTACTCCTGGCACGGTGTCGAGTGCAAGTCCAGTGTCCACATGCCTGCTGGTGTTCCCTTCATTCTGCAGGTCACCGGTGCTGTTGCACAGCCTGTCATGTCCGATCAGTACAAGGCTGAGAAGATCCCCCTGTCCGAGGCTTACGGTGTGGAGCTGTTCTACCACTACGGCACCAAGGCTGTCACCCCCGATCTGATCTTCAAGCCCAAGCAGTCCTAATCTGTAACAGGAGGTAAAACCTATGCGTTTCAAGAATCTGAAAACCGGCAATTTCGTGTCCACCGACAATCCCGGCACCATTGCCCTGATGAAGAAGTCCCCCAACTATGAGGAAGTGTCCGAGAAGAAGTCCAAGTCCTCTGGCAAGTCCAAGGATAAGGACAAGGAGACCGAGAAGAACGGCGAGGAAAAGGCCGAAGAGTAAGGAGGATTCCCCATGGCATACGCTGACCTCGACTTCTATAAGCAGAAGTTCCACGGCGATGTGCTGGACGAGACCACCGCTCCGAAGTGGCTGGAAATGGCAAGTGACGAGCTGGATGCGTTTACGCATGGTCGGCTGATCTCTGCTTTCCCCACGGACCAGACGGCCTCTGTTAAGGTCGGCAAAGCTGTGTGTGCCATTGCTGATGCCTTGTTCCTCATTGACAGCCAGCGTCAAGCTGCTGCCGCCCAGCAAACCGCAGACGGATCGTACCACGGTGCCGTAGCTTCCATTTCTTCGGGCAAGGAATCTGTGTCCTACTCTGCGATTGGGGCTACGGCTTCTGTGTACGCTTCCGCTGCGGCAAGCATGGCAGAGCAGACACGGCTGATCGGTGACATCGCCTGCAAGTATCTGGCCAATATCCCGGATGCAAACGGCGTCAATCTTCTCTACGCAGGGTGGTGACGCTATGCACAACGGAACCATTACTCTTTTCAACCTCCACAATGGCGTGTGGTATCCATCGGTTATCAGTGGTGTAACTGTTGAGGAGATCACGGCGACATCCTCCACGGAAACAGCCGGAAGAACCAACAGTGATGCCGTGGAGCTGAGCATCCCCGCGACCCATGTAAAGGCCGTCAAGACATCCGATGGTCTGAAAGCGTATGTTTCTCCAAAGGCATACGAGATCGGCACGGCTCCGGCCAACTGTCTGACCTTCAAGCCAGAGCAGGACTTCGTTTATGTCGGGGAATGGTCAACTGCACCTATCCGGGATGACGAATATGAGTCGGGCTTATATCATGCTTTCAACGAGGAACATGATGGTGTGTACATGATTACCTCTGTGGCATGGCTCGGCCTGCTTCCTCATTTTGAGATCGGGGGCAAATGATATGTCCGAGATGTTCCATTTTCCCTTTATCTCCTATGTGGAAGGCGGCATAAGGGTGGAGATCAACTTTGACCGCTTCTCCAAACAGTTCCAGGAAGCACAGGAATGGCTTGGTCATACCGTGCTAGAGGACTGCAAGCCCTACATGCCCCTGCGTACCGGCAGCATGCAACAGAGGTCAAAGGTCAACTATGGCGGTAGCCAAGTGGAATTTCCCGGCCCTTACGCTCGCTTCCAGTATGGCGGCAAGGTAATGGTTGACCCGGTCACAAATAGCCCATGGGCGAGAAAGGGTGCGAAGAAAGTCCTTACGGATCGTCCTTTGACCTATTCCCAGCCTATGGCTACTTCCCACTGGTTTGATACCGCCAAGGCGGCACACGGTGAATACTGGATCTCCGAAGTAAAGCGAAAGGCAGGTGGCGGCTGATGGCTACACCCAAAATCAAATTTGATCTTGATGGCTCGGAAGCGGTCAGCAGCGTACTGCTTGCACTCTTGAACGAGTTCCCCGGGTTGGGGGAAAGGAAGATTGCCTTTTCCACACTCAAGGAAAGTTCCGGGATTGGCTTTTTCCCGACGAGTGGCGCAGCGATACTCTCCGATACTGAGGACATCACCGGCCATGTAAAGCAAGTATGTCTCTACCCCTTCACCATCGTTTATCGGTCTGCACCTCGCTCAGAGGAACAGAAACTGAAGGTCAAAGAGTTCCTTGATACCCTCGGCAAGTGGCTTGAACGCCAGCCTGTGGTTATCAATGAAGTGACCTATCAGCTGAGTGCATATCCGTCGATTGCGCCCGGGAACAGGGTGATTAAATCTGTTGGCAGATCCAACCCGGCACACCTCGAAAATGCCTATGATGACAGCATCGAGGACTGGGCGATCTCTGCCACACTTCGTTATGAAAACGAATTTGACAAATAGTAAGGAGTGAAATTCTTATGTCCAAAATTGAACGCAAGTACCTTGCGCACTTCATTGACGCCAGCTTCGGCAAGGAGACCAAGAACTATGTCCGTCTGGGCAAGGATCTGGAAGAGTTCAACGAGGAGCTGAATCCCGATGTTGAGGTCAAGAAGAACATCCTGGGCGAGCAGAGCGTGGTCCATAACGGCTACGAAGTGCAGAGCGAGGTTGACCCCTTCTACGCCTACACCGGCGATCCTCTGTATGAACAGCTGGCGCTGATTGCCAACGAGCGCAAGACCGGCGATGCCTGCAAGACCACCAAGGTTGATGTCCTGCTGAACGAG